CACCTAACAAAGTGCAATGGTCAGGTATCAATGATGCAAGCACTTGGACTACAACAGCTACTTCTCAAAGTGACTTTCAATTGCTCCCAGATGGCGGTGATATAAATGGAATTGTAGGTGGAGAGTTTGGTATTGTATTCCTAGAAAAAGCCATTGTCCGTATGTCATATATTGGTTCACCTCTTATATTCCAATTTGACACTATCTCTCGTAACGTAGGATGTATAGAAGGTAACTCTATTGCACAATACGCAGGAACAGCTTACTTCTTATCAGATGATGGTTTTTATGCTACCAATGGTCAAACACTAAATGGTATTGGTTCTGAAAAAGTAGACAGATACTTCTTTAACAACGCTAACATTGGTGACATTGACTCTATATCAGCAGCAGTAGATCCTGAACGTAATTTAGTTATTTGGAATTATGCTAACGTATCTGGTGGTCGTTCACTACTTATCTATAATTTTGAAACACAAAAATGGTGTGAAGCAGATACAGATGTAGACTATTTAGCTACATTAGCAACTTCAGGTACAACATTAGATGGTCTTGACTCTGCATACAATGTAACAGCAGGTGCATTTGTAGCTACAAAACAATATACTATTAGAACAGTAGGCTCAACAGACTTTACTCTTATAGGTGCAGTAGCTAATACAGTAGGCGTATTATTTACAGCAACAGGTGCAGGTTCAGGCACAGGTGTTGCTATAGATATGGCAGCATCCGCAGCAGCAGCTAGAACAATAGATACTCTTGTAACAACACTAGACGATAGACTATATGCTGGTGGTAAGTTCTTATTCGGTGGTGTTCGTGATACTAGAATTATTACATTTTCAGGCACATACGCTACAGGAAGTATTATTACTAACGACCTAGAGTACGGCTATAACTCTGTGCTTACTCTTATCAGACCTTCTGTAGATAATGGCTCTGCAAGCGTTTCTGTGGCTTCCAGACGTATGTTAGATGACACTATTACTTATGGTTCATCTGTAACAGCAACAGAAGAAGATAGATGTTCTGTAAGAAGTGCAGGTCGTTATCATAGAATAGCTTTAACACCTACAGGAGCTAACTGGTCATCTGCAATTGGCATGGATATAGATTACTCTGAACAAGGAACTAGATAATGGCACGTAGTGATATGTACCGTAAACTACCTTGGACAGGTGGTGATGCTAGAAGTGTAGCTGAAATTGTGAACAACCTTGTAGAAGGTAAGTCTAACAATACAGGTGATATTACTTTAGTAGCAGGTGGTGCTTCATCTACAACTATCTATGATGAACGTATAGGTTATAACTCTTATATTGGGCTAGAACCTAAAACACAAACTTCAGCTAGTACATATTTCCCATACGGTGCATTTCAAGATACGACTGACCAAAGTATAGCCACTATAACAGCTACAGCAAACATTAGTCTTGATACTACAGATTATTCTTTAGGCACAAGTTTAGTAGATGGATACAAGATAAAAGTAGACTATTCTGGTCTTTATAATGTGCAATTTAGTTTACAGTTTGCTAATGACAATGTAGCGATACAAGACGTAGACGTATGGTTTAGAAAGAATAATTCAGACGTTGCAGGTTCTAACAGTAAATTCTCTGTACCTAATAGTCATGGTGGCACAGATGGTCACCTTATTGCATCATTAAACTTTAATATAGAGCTTGCTAAAGATGACTATGTAAGTTTAGCATGGGCTACTACTTCCAAAGACGTTACAGTAGAACATTTAGCAACACAAACAACACCTACTAGACCTGCAACACCTAGTGCTATTGTGACTATTCAGTATTTAAGTGCTAATTCATTTACGACTAACTTATTTACAGAACCTTATATTAGTTCACAACAAAATGGACAAGCAACTATCAGTCACCCTGCAAATACAGGCACGAATAAGGTATATCGTTATATAATAGTAGGATGATATTACATTACATACCTAAAGACCAACTTAGGACTCATTGGGATTATGTTAAACATGGTCTTGAATTAGTAAGGCAACGTGGTCATACACAATGGATAGTAGAAGATGTCTATTGCGACTGTTATGAAAACAGGTCTATGTTATTTGTAGGTATGATAGATAACAAAGCAGTAGGTTTTGTAGTACTTCAACCTATAGGTGACACACTTCATATATGGGCTTCATGGTCAACAATTAACGATATAACACTCTTTCAACAAGCATTTCAAGAAATACAAGCAATAGCAAAACAAGGCGGTAAGTCTAAAGTTACATTCTCTTCACAAAGAAAAGGATGGGAACGCAGAGCTAGATTAATGGGTTTAAAACCTTCAACATGGGAATATACACTTTAAGGAAATAGATATGTTTAAGTTACACAATTGGGTACAAGAATTAGTACAGTCATTTACATTTTATGGCGGTGGTGGTTCAGGTGGTGGGGGAAGTGGCACGTCTACTACCAAGTCTGAATTAGATCCTACTGTAAGACCATTTGTAGAATATGGTTTGCAAGAGGCTAAAGGTTTATATCAACAACCTGGCCCAGACTATTTCCCTGGTCAAACTTATGTAAGCCCATCTCAACAAACTACTTTAGCATTACAAGCAGCTCAAAATAGAGCATTAACAGGTAGCCCATTATCACAAGCAGCTCAACAACAACAATTAGGTACAGTTCAAGGTCAATACTTATCTGCTGGTAACCCATACTTTAGACAAGCATTAGGTGGCGCAACTCAAGAAGCTACACAAGCATATAATGACGCTATTAAAGCTGCACAAGGTAGTGCTTCTATGGCAGGTCGTTATGGTTCAGGCGTATCTGCTGATATTCAAAACAGAGCAGCAAACACATTAGCTAATACACTAGCCAATAAATATGGTGACTTAGCTTATGCTAATTACGCAGGTGAACGTGCTGCACAACAACAAGCTGCATTTAATGCACCTCAAATGGCTGCTGCTGACTATGCAGATATTCAACAATTAGCTAATGTAGGTAAAACTACAGAAAACTATTCACAAACAGCATTACAATCAGATATTGATAAGTTTAACTTTGAACAAAACAAACCATATCAAAAACTTCAAGCGTACCTTGGTGCTGCTTATGGCGCTCCAGTTGGTCAAGTATCTACTACACAGTCTCAACAAAGTGGCGGTGGTAAAATAGTATGTACTATGATGAATGAACAGGCTTATGGTTTCGGATCATTCCGCAATGCAATTTGGCTTAAACATTCAGCTAATATGCCAAACGCTAAAGTATACGAAAAAGGTTATCACACATTATTCTTGCCATTAGTAGAATTTGCTAAAGGTGCAGGTAAACTCAACAAAGTAGTACGCAATGTATTAGCACATATTGCTAGACATAGAACTGCTGACATTTATAAACAAATGCGTGGCAATAAGAGAGACACATTAGGTCGTGTTTATCGTGCTATCTTAGAGCCTATTTGCTATTTAGTAGGAAAGGTATCTTAATATGGGTATGCCAACATTAATAGGCGCTGGAGTAGGCGCTGTAGGTTCAGCAATTACAGGACAAAGTCCACTTAAAGGTGCTTTGTTAGGTGGTGCTACAGGTGGTTTATTTGGTGGTTCAGAAAGTTTATTGGGTGGTAAAGTTGCTAATATGTTTTCTAGTGGAGTAACTCCAGGTGTAGCACTTGGTGCAGATGCAGCAGGAACTGCAATAGTGCCTGGAATGGGAATTAATACTTTATCTAGCTCAATTCCTACTACATCTATAGGTACTAATTTAGGAGGCATTGGTAGTGGCGCATTACCTGCAACTACAGCAACTGGTGCATTTGCTGACGGTATTAATTTAACTGCAGCAAACTTAGCTGGAGGTGCTAGTGGCCTTCCACTAGGAGCTATGGATATGTCTAAAATATTTAATTACACACCTCCAACAGCTATGGATAAAATAACAGGTGCGGGTACTATGTTATCTGATTGGGCGCAAGCAAACCCAGCGCAAGCATTAGGAACAGGGTTACAAGGCTATCAAGCTCTTAACCAACCAGCACCTCAACTTAATTTACCAGTAGCACCAACAGCTCCAATTACACAAAGACCAGCACCATCATTTGGCTTAGGTCAAGACGAAAAACTTTTAACAAGATTATCACCTAGCTATGGTGGCTTACAAGTTTATAGAGGGTACTAATTATGGCACTATTTGATAACAACCCATTATATGAAAATATATCATCACTTACCAATCCAGTTACATCTGGCCTTGGTAATTTGTTTGGTGGCATGAATGTATTTGGCGCTAGACTTCCTGACTATTTATCTGGAGTACCTGCTCAAGGACAAGCTCCTGCAGTTCCTGGTTTATTAAACCCAGCTCAACAAGAACAGTTAAAAAACCAAGCGTTACTTTCTGGTCTTATTGGTACGGCTGCTACATATTTTGCACAACCTAAAAACCAAAATATTGGCTTAGGTGCTATTCTTGGAAAGTCATACTTAGGTGGTATGCAAGCCTCACAAGGTGCTTACAATGCAGCTACAGAAAATGAAATGAATAGACTTAAGATACAAAAAGAACAAAGAGACGCACAATTAGACTATTTAAAAGCATTACCTACAGATGTACGTGAGTTTCAATTTGCACAAACAGATCCTAAATTTCTTGAATATGCTAAAACAATGGCTAACCTTAGAGCGCCAAAAACTAATGTGGTTACTAACGTAGCTAACAAAGAGTTTGCATCTAATGTTATTAAAGACCTTGAAGGTAGTTTAACTGCTGGTTATGACGCACAAAGCACATTGCCAACAATTTCATCAATGAAAAACTTAATTACTGAAGGTGTGAGAACAGGTACTGGGGCTGAAACAGCTAAAGTAATTTCTAAAGCAGGTCAATTACTTGTACCAGGCTTTAATGTTGAGTCTACATCTAAACTTGAACAATTTGACGCATTATCTAAAGGCGTTATTATTCCTCAAGTTAAAAAACTTGGTGCTAACCCAACTAATACAGACTTACAATTTATTGTTGACTCAGCTCCTGGTATTGGTAAAACACCTGAAGGTAACTTATTACTTCTTAATGTACTTGAAATTGGTGCTAAACGTGATGCTGAACTTGCTAGCTGGACTGCAGACTGGCAACTTAAAAATGCTTCTCTTATTGAAAATAACTCATCACAAGCTAGAGCCAAATTGTTTAAAGACAAACTTGCATTTACTAAAGACTTACAAGCTAGAACTGCTCCAGATGTTCTTGCTATTAAGTCACAATTGCCAGGTCTTGTACAAAGTAATACAGGCGTTATTAAAAACAAAAATATCTTATTCAAATAATTAAGGAATAGAAATGGCTCAAGATCCAAAAGCAGTTATTCAAGAACTGTATTTTGACTTATCTGCTGGTAGAGACCAAGGCAATTTAAGTAAACAAGGCGAAAGTGTTTTAAATGCTATTGAAACTGGTGTAGTAACACCACAAAGCATTGGACAATATTTGCAAGGTGCTACATTAAATTTCTCAGATGAATTATTAGGTACACTTAATTCTGTATTTGGTAAGAAGCCTGGAGTTATATCTAAAGCAGCTAAAGAAGCAGGATATGGTGAAATTTCACCTAGAGAAGCTGGTGTAGGTTTAGAGCGTTTAGCACTAGAGCAAAGAGCTTCTGAAATGCCAATTGGCTCTATTGGTGAACAAATTGCAGGTGGAGCTATTCCTGCTATTATCAGCAAAGGTACTTCATTACCATTAACTTTAGGTAAAGCTGCTATACAAGGCTTTAAGTCAGGTGTTATTGGAGGCTTTGGTGCAGGTGAAGGTGGACCAACAGAGCAATTAACTTCTGCAGCAATTGGTGGTGTATCTGGTGGTGCAGCAGCTCCTGCATTACAATTAGGTGCTAGAGTTGTTAAAAACGTATCTCAACCTATTATTAAGTCTATGTTTGCTGAACCAGATGTTACAGGTTTAAAAGCAGGTAGAGACCTTGTTAAAGAAGCATTAAAGTCTGACGTAGGTTCAGTAGATGAAGCTATTAATTTAGTACTTCAAAACTCTGGTAAACCATATACATTGGCTGACATTGGTCCTAATACTAGAGCTTATTTAGATGCAGTAAGTCTTATTCCATCACCAGCAAAACAAACAGCTAAAAAGTTTTTAGAGCAACGTGATAAAGGTCTTTCAGCACGCTTAACTTCAGACTTACAAAGCGCATTTGGCACTACAGCATCATTCTTTGACGAGTTTAATGCTCTTAAAACAGCTAGAACTGACTTAGGTAAAAAGATGTATGCTAATGCGTTTAAAAAACAAGTACCAGTTAATAGAGAACTCACAGACTTATTAGGTCGTCCAAGTATGCAACAAGCATATACAAGAGGTATTGATATTGCTAAAGAAAAAGGAATTAAAGTTCCTAATTTAGTAGTAAATGCAGAAGGTCAATTAGTGACAGCAGAAAATAAACTTGTTCCTGCAGTTGATACAGAGTTTTTACATTTTGTTAAGATGGGTTTAGATGATCTTGTATATACAGGCAAAACACCTACAAGTGGCATTGGTAGTACACAATTAAATTCTATTAAAGATACTAGAACTAAATTTTTAAACTATATTGATAAAAATAATTCATCTTATAAGTCAGCACGTAATTATTGGGCAGATGATACAGCTACAATGGATGCTATGCAAGAAGGTCGTAAATTCTTAAAAGCTAACCCAGACCAATTAAAAGCTGACATTAAAAATATGTCTACATCTGAAAAAGAAGCATTTAGACTTGGCGCTATGTCAGATCTTATTGAGCGTGTAGGTGGCCAGTCTACAGATACAGTTGTACCTATGACTGCTAACGTAGCACGTAATATTCTTAAAGATCCTAAGCGTGTAGCTCTTATTAAAGCCACTTTCCCAGATAATGAATTAGGCCAAAACAAATTTAACCAGTTCATTAAAAACTTCCAAACAGAAATGGAAATGAAAGCTACATCTGGTCAGGTATTAACTGGATCACAAACAGCAGGCAGACAAGAAGCCGCTAAAGCAGTACGTGGCACTATTGCTCAAGAAGCACCAAGTATTGATGCACAAAACTTAATATTTAATGCTCTTAAAATGGATGCTACACAAATGAATGAGCAGCAACTTAAGTCAACAGCTAACGAAGTAGTTAAAATATTGACTGAGACTGATCCTGCAAGACTGCAACAAATTGCTAGAGAACTTACTACACGCAGACCATCTGAAATTGTTTCAGAAGTATTAACTAGAGGCGGAAGAGGCCTTATTAGTCCATATACAACAGGCGGTGTTGCTGGTAAGTTTGGAGCTACAACTCAACAAAGATACTTCCCAAGCCTATTGGGTACTCCACAGTAAAGGACTATGATGGTTAAAACAGATGTAGAAGCACGTTTAAGTACGCATGAAGAAGTATGTGCATTACGTTATGAGCAAATAAATGCAAGACTCAAACGTTTAGAACAAATACTTTTAGGCACAGCAGGTTTCGTTATTGTATTTTTGTTGACACACTTTACAAAATGACATTTATTACAGAGAACAATATAGCAAACCTATATTCAGCTCTGATAGAAATGCCTATATTTGACGAGTATAAACTACCGCCTGCATCTAAAGTAGACTTCGTAGTATTGCATGACGATACTATATGCGGACAATATGAGCCTCCAGAAGCTGGTGAACCTCATATCATTACTATATCTACTGCACGTCATTCACATTTATATTCTGTACTTGTTACATTAGCGCATGAAATTATCCATATGTGTGTATACTTAGATAGTCCTAAGACAGATACATATACTAGCCACAAAGGTTTATTTCTTAAACTACAAAAAAGGGTAGCCAAAATGTATGGCTTTGACCCTAAAGAATTATAAGGAGAATATCATAGACCCAATTACCATATTAGCAGCATTAGGGCCGTTAGCAGTAGACTTAGGTAAGTCTCTTATTACTCGTTTTATAGCACCTGATCAATTTAAACCAGCGACTATAGAACAATATACTCAAATGAAACAAATTGACTTAGAGTTTTTTAAAGTAATGAATGAGGCAGGTGGTGGTAATCCATCATACCCTTGGGTAGAAGCTATCATAAGACTTATGAGACCTGTTATAGGGTTGCTTGTGCTTTCTACATGGGTTATTATGCACCTTAATGGTACAGCAACACCTGAAGTAGATAACTTTGCTAGTGCTGTTGGCTTCTATCTATTCGGTGAGCGTTCATTACTACACATTAAAAAAAGTGCTAAATGATATTTTTAAGCATACTTAACTTTATCGGCTTATCTATACTTAAACTTATTGTAGTAGGACTGCTATTTATAATCATGGGTATTGCATTAGTATTTATTGCTCTTATGGACTATCTTACTATTCTTTTAAAGCATATTAATTCTTATGTTAATTGAAGTTAAAAGGTTTGAATTTAAAGACACACATACGATAGGCAAGATGTATGTAGACGGTGTATATGAATGTTATACATTGGAAGATGTAGTCAGAAATGGCACTAAAGTATTAGGTAAGACTGCTATACCTACTGGCGAATATAAACTTATTATAGACGCTTCTGTACGCTTTAAACAGGACATGCCACACATACTAAACGTTCCTAACTTTACAGGTGTTCGTATTCATTCAGGTAACACTTCAGCAGATACAGATGGATGTATATTACTTGGCACAACATGGGCAGGTAAAGACTTTATAGGTAACTCTAAAATAGCTTATAAGAAGTTCTTTGACAAACTAAAGAAAGCTAAAACAGCCACTATTAAGATATGCTAGAGTATTTTATTTGTGATGTATTATGTTTTATAGATCATTTTAAGCTATTGATAATGGTAGTTATTTTATTATTAGTGTACAATAGGCAAAACAACCATCAAGGATAGTTATGTCTAAATATAAGTCGGTATTAGTAATATCTGATCTTCACATTCCTTATCATCATCCTGACGCATTTGCTTTTCTTAAAGCATTAAAAACTAAATACAAGTTTGACCATGTAGTTAATATAGGTGATGAGTTAGATCAACACGCTATATCTATGCACGAACATAACCCAGACTTATATTCTCCTGGACATGAATTAGAGCAAGCTAAAAAGCACGTAAAAGAATTAGAAAAAATATTTCCTAAGATGGTCTTAGTTCATTCTAACCATAGCTCTTTAGTTTATCGCAGAGCGTTAAAGTATGGACTTCCAAAGGCATATTTAAAACACTATAACGAGTTTTTAGGGGTAGGAAAAGGCTGGGAGTGGGTGGATGACCACACAATAACATTAAGTGATAACTCTAGGTGTTTCTTTACTCACGGCCTCTCTGCAGACGTTTTAAAGGTAGCCCAGCAGTATGGAATGAATACAGTCCAGGGTCACTATCATACAAAATTTTCTATCGGATATTACAGTAACCCAGATGCACTAATTTGGGGAATGCAAGTGGGTTGTTTAATACATCAAAAGTCTATGGCGTTTGACTATGCTAAAAACTTTAAAAGCAGGTTTATTGTAGGCTGCGGTGTAATTATAAACGGACAACCTAAATTAATGCCTATGGTTCTTAACACAAACGGTAGGTGGATCGGAAAAATAGCATAGAAAGGTTTATCATGCAAATTCAGCCATTAATTGATCAATTGGTAGGAGATAAAATTGTAGAGGCTGAAGCGTATTTTGATGAGAATGTATTAGCTTTAACATTCGAGTCAGGTCTTTATGTAGAAATTACAGTTGACTCTGTACACTACGAACTCCCAGAACTAGATGACTAAAGGATAGAATTATGAAAGTAATACGTGGACTTGTTGTGGATGACAATGGAAAACCATTGCCAAACGTACCACAGCTCACTAAAAAAGATATTAAAGAGATGGCTCAACTTGCTGCATCTGGAGCATCTATGGCCTATCCTCCTATTGGTATTCCATTAGGCGCTTATGAAATGTATCAAGGTTATGCCAACCAAGATCCTATTCAAGGTTTGTTAGGCGCTTTAACATCTGCTGGAGGAGTTGCAGGTACTGTGGCTAAAGCTCCAGGTGCTGCATTAAAGTATGCAGAAGGCCAACGTAAAATGTCACCTGTCAATATTAATATTGAAGCTACATCTCCGAATATATTACAAAGAGCCAATGAAACACCAGCAGGACGTGCTTTATCTGATCTAAGATATAACACAGCTCAAGAAGCTGCTGCAGCTAAAGGCATGCAATATGCTAATGTACCTCCATCTAAAATGCAAGGTGTATGGGTAGATCCAACAACAGGCGCAGAAGAATTTAATAGAGTATACAGTCAAAACTTAGGCCCTATAAATAGAATGAATATTCAGAAGTCTAGGCCATTATCACAATATGCTCAGTCAATGGGAGGTGACTTAGGACAAATTGGTATAGGAGCTGCACGCTTTACTAAAATACCTATGAATTTAAACAAAGATGCAGCTACTGGTCTTCTTTATGAAAACGTAACATCAAAACAAATTATTGAAGCAGGTAAAAAATTAAACCCTAAAGAAATTGTAGTATCAGCAACGCCTAATGGTGGTATGTTGGTATTTGATCCTAAGATAGCATTTGATCCTAGTCGTGCAATAAAAGTTAAACAATTAGCAAGTGAATTAAAAGGTGTAGCTAAGAGTCCAAAATATGGACTCCTAGACTCTGCTTACTATGAGACAGATGCTATTGCTCAGGGCGCTTATATGAACCCTGTTGACGAGCTACTTCGTCTAAGAGGCTTTTAAGTCTTTTAGGATCAAACTCGTAGTCTTCGTAAAAGTTATTTAAAGCATAAGATAAAAATGCACCTTTGGCAGCAGCTAAAGGAGGATAATGAGCCTTTATATAAGGCTCACTACCATGCAATACATTTACATTTAATTCATCTAATGCTTCACAATAACACCACTCTATAAACCTGCATGCCACTTCAATATACTTTGGCACTCTGTGAGTTTTGTAACGCTCTATTTGATCATCACTCAAACCCAGCCAGTCTATCAAGTCTTCCTCATCAAGATCCAGTCTTTGTTGCCATTCATTAAAGTTAAAGTGTGTCATCTTCCTCCTCCTCAACTTCATCTGGGTTATCATACTTCCAGTCTTCAATTAAATGCTTTGCAATTTCATAAAAGTTTGCTTGTCTTATAAATGCGCCAGCATAGTCTTTAGCTAAACCATCTGGCACATCAATAAATATCACTTCTTCTACATAGTCTTCTAATTGTTTAGATAAGTCGTATGGATCTTTAGAATAGTCAGATATATCAAAATAGTCAAATATCTCTAAATTAATTCTCCAAGTTTCATAATTAGACCATCCATTGTATTTGTTATCTGTAGTCATTATGCAGCCTCCTTTACAGATACTTTAGGCTCATCAAATATAAATTTTGGTGCGCCTGTAATAGATGACTCAACTCTTAATGGTGAAATAACACCAACACAGTCAGGGCAGTCAAGATCAACTAATGCTGGTTTAATACCATTTTGACTTAATGATGCTTTTTTATTCTTAACGCCAGAGATATATTCTGCGGCCTTATTAAAGTCATTAAGATATGTAAAGTCATAATTACCAGCTTCATAAGATACTGACTCAGGAAATACTCTTCTAAAGTCAGGATACTTGCCTTCTATTGGACGTGCTTCTAACCTAACTGCATCATTCACAACGTGTATTTTCTTAACCACATTGTTTTCAACTTCTAATGATATGCTAGCTGCACCTAATGTTGACTTAACTTTAAGTAAGGCATCAATAGTCTCAATAGGAATAACTACTCCTAATGTATCTCTACCGTGCTGTACTTCGTTATGATAGACTGCTGTACTTAATAGTCGGTGACCATCAGTTGCAACAAAGATAGTGTTATATTTATTAAACTCAACGTAAACACCATTAAGGTAATATCTTACGTCTTTTTTAGCCACAAAAAGTTTAAGTGCTTTTAAGTGGCCAAGTTGTACTAATACTTCATATTTAAACGTTGTCATGCTGTTCTCCTTTAGCAAAATTTCTTGATCGCCTGCAAGTAGATATAAATTAGCGATATGTGTATGCTATATATTTGCTAGCATGATGTCAACACTTTTTTGTAAATATTTTTAATTATTTTATAAGTCATTGTTTTACTTGAGTTTCCACCATGTATTTATATAGCTTTTTAATGCTTCTGGGCCTTTATCTATGTAAATAAGTTTATCTTTTCCTACTTGATAAAAGTTATCTACTTCAGTTCTTTCATTATCACTATGTCCATATATAACTAAAACGGTAAAGTTTTCTTGAGCCGCTAATCCTTTTAATACTATTTTTTGACCCATTGACATAGGTTCATTGTGATGCTTCCACTCGCCTACCAAAAATTTTTTACCGTCTTTACATATAACCATATCTAGGTTTGTTGGCAATATATTTTTACCTGGGATCATTCCAGATAAAAAGCCAAAGTCTATAAACTTGGCATTACTATTGCGCATCCCTAGCGTCATACGCAGATGATCGTATCCTTAGATACAGTACAAACAGTTACAGTACCGTCTGGAGCAATAATAGTTTGACCAAAAGACTGTTCAGTCCAAATAATAGCTAATGCAGCTAATATAGTTACGACTATCCAATATATTTTACTCATCATCAAACCTCTGTAGTTGAGCTTCAATTTCAGGCGGGTTTACAACTTCTTGATCCCTTAAAACTGAAATAAGTTTATTTTTGAACCATTCAGACTTTGCCAAGTCTTCTTCTACATTACCTTTAAATGGGTAACGTAAGTCATATTTCATCTTACTACCTTTAAGGTATCCAACAAACTCTTCTTTGGTTAAACGACTTTCAATAATATCTATGGTTTCTAAGCCTCCGATATTATAGTGTCTAGGGTGGTTTACGTTATCTGACATACTGCCTCCTATAAATAAAACAACATTGATGACTTCTTACGTGCCTTCATCAAAGACTGTTTATTAGTCAATGGTAATGGCAATTTAACAAGGCCCTGATCTTCTAACATCTTAGCCCTATATCTGGTAATGTGGCATTCATGATATATTTGTTTTCTTATAGCTCCAGGATGAGCTTCCATATATGCCTTTATATCTTCGGCTTTTTTTCTATCATCTAGTACTGTATACATCATAACCTCGTTTGTTCAAAACATTCTAAATGACTTTTAGCAAATATATTAGGTCTTATTTCTTCGTATAATTCACCTTGAATACATTTTAAATTCATGTGGTATTTTTTTGTAGTACTGTTATATGTCATAACTGACCATGTAATTAAAGCTCCAATAATAGCGCCTACAAGTAAATAACCATTACCTTCGTATTTAGAGACCATTATTAGCCTCCACTAAACGCTTTGAGTCGTACTTATTCATTGCTTTGTACTCTTCAAATTTATCGCCTCTAAACAATGGTGTTATTTTAATATGATGAGTTGACCCTTTTAAGTCATTAAGATATGAAAGTTCTTTTGGATGGAATGACCACAAGTAAGACTTTTTAAGCTCACCTGTTTTAATATCAAATTCTTCATACAAGTATCCTGCCGGCTCTTTTTTCATAATGACCTCAATAAAATATATGGTTACCTATTGCCACTTTAACTGGTTTATTATTAGCCCATGTAGGTTTAATATCTTTTCTATGAAAATATATTGCTCCTTTTGTGGGATCTTTTACTTTTTTATGAAGCACATTATACGCCATGTTTAAATAAGGTTGCAACTGAAATTTTGATGCCAGCTCAACATTCCCTATAAAAGAAAATTGTTTTGGCTTATGTAGTTCGTTACATACGTTTTTAGTACTTTGCGCTCTATTAAGCAATACGTACATGACGGCCGTTTGACCAGAAGTAGGCTCGCCTCGGCTTTCATGGTAAGCTGCCAGGGCAAGGCAAAATGCTGCTGTTTCTATTCCCATTATGAGTCTCCTTTTAAAGCATAATACTCATCATGACCAAACTTATGAATGAGCATATTTTCTATATGGTGTCTATCATATCCGGATAATATAAGACATATATCAGCTACAGAATTTTTTTCCTTCATAAGCCAATTGTAAGACACCTTCCTATTATGCGTATTAGTACCGCATATCTCTGTTATGGCCTGGATCATTACGGCCATTAATAATTTACCTTCCGGTGTTAGTATAAGTTCTGATCTTAGTGACTCCTTTACCTCTATCATTTGCTTACTTTCTTTTAATGTTTTTACTGATAGCGAAAACTCACTTTATAGCCGATAATGAAATGGCAATATTGCATTAATTAACCGAGGATAATATTATGTGGACAACTCCAGCAGCTACAGAAATGCGTTTTGGCTTTGAAGTCACAATGTACGTAATGAACAAGTAATTGTTTATAGTGTTATGGGGATGCTCCTAAAAAGGAACATCCTCATCTGCACCTTCAACCGCAGGGCCACTTGCAACATATTCACCTTTAAGTGCTACTTTGCCTGTGTAAAGTGGTTTCTTAGATCCTTCCTCAACCTCATTCTTAAATACTGCAGCAGTATATTCTTTACCATCTACATTAATACTAAATGAAATATACTTACTTCCTGTTTTACTTTCACGTAACCATCCAGCAATTCTATTACTGTTATCATACTCGGCCATACTTTACTCCTTATTAAAAATTGGTTTCTTAGTCCAGCGTTTAGGCTCTATGTCATCTTCAACATATTTCATAAACTCTAGCGCTAATGGCGTATACCATTCAAGCCAGGCTTTACTTCTATTTACTATTTGTAATTTTGTTTCATTTGGTGTCCATATATAAAAATATGCCTTAGGTAAATTACATACTTCCATTTGCATTTGCATTTGAAAGTAATAACGCTCAGGGATCTCTTTATATACCTCTTGAGAATAAGGACATTTTATCTCAATAACAAGACCATTATAATATCCATCTGCGCTTGCACCAAAAGGTAATTTATCATGTAATACAAATTTATTACCAGGCTCTACAATATCATCCAGTTCTTTTTCTAATGCAGATATTGCGATAGGCTCATGAATATTTCCATACTCAGTCATATCATTGCCTTCAAATGGCGGCTCACGTAAAGTCATTTGACGCCATAACTTTTGCCTCTCATATACGGCCGACCAGGCAATGCTGGCGGTAATAACGTTATGACGTCTATTATCTTTTAAATGACTCATGCAGACTTCTTAAGCTCATTAGCAAACTCACGTAGTTTTTCTTGTACACCTGGGCCTAAAGCAAAGAATGCTTTTTTAAGTTCACCATTTTTAGATGCCTCTGTTAATACATTTTTAGCATCTTCAATTTGAGCTTCAGTCACATTTTCAATAACTGGGTTGTTTTGTTGATGGATAGCATTAACTACCTCATTAGCAGATGCAAACTCAGTACCTCCAAGACCTAAAGCTGCAAGACATCTTCCAATTGCACTTGTCTCACAATTTTCTACATAAGATGTACCATTGATCTGTGATGCTTTTCTAAACTCTTGAGCATGTCCAGTAGCAAATGTTTTAATAGTACCATCATCTTGATGTACACCTGCATATGCTTTAACAATACATTGCTCATCATCAATTTTAATAATATCAGTTGTTAAAAAGTAGTTAGGATATTGCTCTCTAAATTCTTGTACTCTAAGTGCAACGGTTTTATATTCCTTACCTCTAATGTTTACTACGCCTTGTTTAGTCATGCTTACTCTCCTGTAATTCTTTTAATTGTAATTCTCTAATGTAATGTTCTTTTTGATCTGCTTTGTCATTTGAGTCACGTAGATCTTCATTCATTAGTTGTAGTTGTTCAATAATTTTATCTAGTTCATCCATATATAACCTCCGTAAATTAATATGAGTAGTAACACTAACACAATAAACCTATTTGATGCAACATCTTCACTTTCAAAACTTTCACCGGCTTGATAATTAACACCATAACGCTCTCTATAAGTCCTGGGAGTTTTAAAGTCCCATTGGTTATACCAAGTGTAATGTTTATCTTTATTCCATTGAAAGTTATCCATCATGCTTCTCCTGCTGATCTAATTGATATTGCTCTTCAAGTTCTTTCTGTCTCCAGAATTCT